CATTCGTTTCTAACATTTGACGTTCTAAACGACCACCTTTAACACGTAGTTCATCGAGTAGTTGGTCTTGCTTTTTCATTTCAGCACCAACCGCTTGAAGGTCTTTTGTGTTAGTATCCCAACTAATTTTGGCTACAAGGTCTAAGATTTCCATATTAATAGCAGTTTATAACTAAGTCTCCTGAAGGGTCGAAAGTCTTTAATGAATCCTCTAGTGTTTGAGCAGAATAAGGGTAGTTGTTGTATTGATGGGTTTGGACTGCCACTGTATCACCTGTTGCATCAATAGCATAGACTGTACATGTAAAGTTATTGCCACCGTTCAAAGTAGCTTGATTACATGAAAATAACCCTGCCAAAGCAAGTAATCCGAGTATAAATAGTATTCCTTTCATATCGCAAAGTTAACGTAATTTAGATTTATTTTGATTAGTTTTTTTTGCGTCCTCTATTTTACGAGCGTGGATGTTATTAGCATAGATAAATTGATACCAACTTTCTAAACTCCATGTACTTAACTCTTTGATTTTCAAAGGGTCACGTTCTGCAATGGCAAACAAAAGATAATTATATTCTTCAATGTGCTTTGTTACTAGCTTTTCTGCGTCAACTTCGGTAATTGTCCTATTCTTTCTTCGACTGCCTGCCATACGGCTAACAAATCTTTCGCTGATATATTTTGTGAGGCGTTCATGCTGTTGAATGCCTCCAACGTAAAAAAATCACGTTCCTCCTTCCAAATAGCTTTCTTTTTGCTTTGCCAATCTAAATCATATTCTATCGGTTCGCCTTCCAACATGAAGTAAACGCACGCTAGTTCTTCATACATTGTGCGTTGTGCTATCATGCCCAAACGGCCTTTTAAGTTTTGACCAACTGCGACCATATCTTCTTTGAGTGCCTTTAGGTCTTTAGCTTCCATTGCTCGGTCTATTAAGAGTTGGGCGATACCTTCCATAAATCCCTGTGAAACTCCAGAACGGATAAAGATTTCCTGAATTTCGGCCACCATGTAACGAGTACGGAGTATTTGGTCAGCTTGTCTAATGTCGTAGAATTTGTGCTTACCTATGACTTTAATAGGTTGTTGGGTTTTTGATGGGTGTTGAGGTTGCATAGTTATAGTTTGTTTATATTCGAAAGTTTTGTAATTAAATCTAAAATTAATTGTTTTACTTCTTTTCTTTTTTCTTTATCTAAGATAGTTAACTCGTATTTCGATAAATTAGTTAATTTAACAATATATGATTCTAAACTTAATTTATCTGATTCATTTTTGTGCATAGTTATAGTTTTCGTTTAGCAAAATTATTAAAGTAAGTAGCCAATAAATACACAAAGCAGTCAACTAAGTGCATACCAAATTCAGTATTACCACTTGTTTTGTATAGCTTATCGCTACCATCCATAGTTTGCGCAATTTGCATATCGTGTATTAATTCTTTGCAATTTACACCACAAATGTTAATTCTAGGATGATTTTGTAAAATATTATTTACAAAGATTCTTAATTCAGTATGAGCAGTTGCCTTGGTATAGTTTAGCAATGGCTTTGACATTTGGCTTAATCCTAAGTTCAATTCAGTTCTTATGATGTTGTGCATGGTTGTGTTGATAGAATCATAACCTGCGTTTCTAGCACCGCCAGCAGGATCTGAAGTAACTAAAAACACAGCACCATGATAGTCAGATTTAATTCTAGTTAGTAATTCTTTTAGTGGGCAATTATTGACTTTGTAAGACTTGATTACATTCAAAAAACCACCTTCGACAAATTGAGAAACCACACATGTAGCAGGGTCTATATTAAAGTCAAACGATAAATATAAAGGTAACTGCCTATTATAGATTAACGGTACTTTAGAAACGTGTTTATCTTGGTCGAATGCGTAAAAATAAGGGTTTTTGTTTTCCTCAATACCCCAAAATCCATGCACGTTAACATTGAGTAAGTTTTGCCTATTGCCATAGTTTAGTTCCAATGTACGCAAATAGGCTTCCTGGTCGATGTATTCATTGTGTAAGTAGGTAGAATGATTTATGTGTATATCACCTTCAAATCGTTCGTGCGCTTGGTATGAATCTGAATCGCTAAAGAAAAATGACTTTAACCAATGTTTTTCGCTGACTGGATTAAACGATACAATAAGTTGCAATGTTTTAGCCTTTGGAGTTCTAAGGACCGAGTTAATCATTGTAACTTGGTCTTCTTTACACTTATCAACCTCATCTATCCAAATATGTGTTGCGTCTGAAATACCCTTAGTTTTTTCGGCATCGTCTAAGCCAAACGGCAAAAGTTGTTTGCCTGTAATCTTATTTCGGAATATCATTGAACTATTATAGGCTTCTGAATATTCAAATGAATCTTTGTATTTTGAGTTCTTGATATAATTTACAATATCACGAAATGTAGTATCTCTTAACGTGGTCTTCTCATGCCTACAATAAACGATATTAATATGTTCTTCTAAGAATGTAAGTGCCAATAATTTAAGGATAACATGGTTTGTTTTCCCACTACCACGACCACCAAATAAAACTAAGTACCTATGATTTGATTCAAGTATAGGTATAAAATGTTTCGAATATTGGTTGCGTTCAATTCTAACTAACTTCATTATTTTTCAATGAATAAAGTATCGCCTCCAGTGTTATCGGTTACAGATACTTCTTGCTTTTCGATAGGCTTACCAAAGGCGTGTTCATAGACAAACTTTAGCAAACTTGGTTCGTTTGTTTCAATTAAGTAATTTAACGCCCCTTCCTTGCTTCCAAATTTATTTACAAGGGTTTGCATAGCTATTTGCCTTGTATTCAATTCTTCCGCTACTGATTTGCGTCCTGCGCCTATTCTTGCACCACCTTTAGCCATAGTTTGAATTTACTTGATTATTCAATGCAAACTTGTCACATTGTCGCACTTAGTATGCACAAAATTACGCTAAAGTCTAAGAATATGCAAATTAATTTTGCAGCGTTGATTTCTGACTGTTTGTCTTGGTCTGATTCGGCCTTTAGATTTCGGCCTATTGTTGTGTAGAATATCATGGTTAAAGCATTAGTTGGTGAAAAAATTAGTTCATGTTTTTAATTGCCCACTTAGCAGCAGCTCCGTAATTCTTAAAATTATTCTTAGTCATTACAAAATCTTTTTCGATGCCTATGCCAGTGTTAACGATTTGGCATATTGTAGCTTTATACCCTTTTGCTATTGTGTAAACTATTGTTGCTTCTTTTTTACCGCTTGTTGATGTTATCGTGTTCATTTTCTTTAGTTTTTATTTCTGATACAAATGTACATTGTACTTTTTAATTAATTATATAAAATATTGTGAATGTGCATAATTTTGCGGTGAATGACCATTGTTGTTATAACAACTATTGTATAGTAGTAGTTATTATTGATATTTATTTATTTACTCCAAAACACTAGATTCTGCGGTTATCCAACATTTGTATCGATTAACATTAAAGAATCCATTACATTCATCTTCTTGGATAGGTCTACCACGTTCGATATAGGGTGTTAATCCTAATCGTTTGATAAAGTGCTTGCATCGGTGTATAGTCCACCCGAAATGATGTGCTATCTTGTATGGAGACATGATTTCGGCATGTTGTTTAAGGTATTGTGTTTGCTCATCGGTTAAGTCACCATAATAACGTGATCGGTCGGCTTTAAGGTTGTTAGCTTGTAGGAACTTGGATAATGTGTTTTGGCTAATACGTATTTCTTTGCGTATTTGCGGACCCGTTAAGGCTTGGAAGTTGTCGAGTATAAATCGTTCTTGTTGTGGTGTCATGTTAGTTTGTTTTATCTTGTTTTACTTCACATTGTTTTCTAGCTATCTTGGCTAGCTGATAGAACACCTTAACCTTGCTTGATGGTATTCTCATACACTTAGTTAGTATAGCTTCTGAATGTTGTATTTTCGGTCTGCCTGCTTTTTTGTTATCCATACCACAAATATACACCTATTTTTTATATTTTATATTTTTATTGAAAGTTTTTTTGGATTAATTATAATAAACCACCAACATTTCTTTCCGTATCGCATTAGCAAGCATCAAGTCCTCTATTAGTTGCTGATTCGTACTGCGTGACATCATAGCGTTCGCATTGGCTATGTTGACTTCAAGGATTAGCCATTCAGGTAGGCATTGGTAGGATATGGTTGTCATAGCGGTGTAGAGTTAAATTCATCATACCACGCCATCAAATCTCCTAAGCTACGGATTATGATATACACCCCGCCTGCTTGGTTAATTGACTGCTCGTATAGTTTTTGGTCGTGTTTCTGATAGTCACGTCCGTACTTTACCTCTATCTTGACACTTATACCAAACTTGGACCATGTAGGCTTAATAGTTGCTGAAATATCAGCACTACCCTTTGTGCCAGTACCTTTTTGCCACTCAACACTTCCGACTATTCTAGTACGACCTAATACGTCTTTAACTTCTCGCTTATTGTCTTTCATTCTACCCATTGTGTTTATCCTTTCGGCTTGGTGTCCGTTGAACCTTAAGAAGTCAATAGCACATCGAGTTAATCCATTCGCCGAATTATCGTTTTTATCATACCATCCATCCTCCCTACGTTCCTTGTCGGTCATGGTTACATTGTACTTCCGTTCGTGATGTGATAGCTTCAGTTCTATCATTCGTTGTTTTTCTTGCTTGGTCATTTTTAATGTAATTTAAGATGAAAGTTTTTCTCTCCGATTCATTGCAATATTTCATTGCTTTGAGGATAGTTTGTGCTGTTTTGGGTGTCATAATGGTGTGAAATTAGTGATTATTTTTAAGAGTAAACCAAAAGTAAACTAAATTTACTTGGTTTACAGGCATCAAAGCCAATGTAGGCTTGACTTTGATAGAAAAGTAAACCAGGTTTACTAGTTTACTGAGTAGAAATATAATTTTAGAAAAAAATAAAATGAGTAAACTAAAGTAAACTATATATATATATACTATAATATATACTATAATATATATACTAATATATAATAATGATATATAATACAATACTTTACACATTATGATTTTTTATATACATTGGTTTACTTTTGGTTTACTTTTGGTTTACTTTAGTTTACTTTTAGTTTACTTTTTTCGGTCATTTTTGCTAATTTAGTATTTAATTAACAAACTGATTTTAAAACCTTTCCTACAAATTGTTTGCTTTTACCGACCATTTTTGCAATTTCGGTATTCTTAAATCCTTTTTCAGAAAGTGATATTATCTTCTCAGTAGATGTCTTCCCTTTCATCTTATCAAACACCTCATTTTTTTCATTTGTCAATGCATTTTCAACGAATACTCCCTTAGCTGTGTTCGCAAAATAATGTATTAGCTTTTCAGCCTTTTCTACGTGTTCTTTCTCGATTACTAACTCAGTACCATAGTCGAACATTTCAATGGCGCAAATAAGCAAAGCAAAGCGCTTAACGTATGTTCTTAACTTTGCATAGTACTTTTGTAGTGCAGGTAGTGTATCGTCATTATTTTGAATCATTGTATCTTTCATTTCTATTTCCAAAAAGTAATCCAATGCCCATTCACTTGTTTGAACTATTTTAATATCCTTTGCGTCAATGTATGATAGTGAAGCGTCGATTTGTTTTACCTTTTCATCCCACCATTCCATGTAGCGTTTATCCATTGAGTATTTAGTCAAAGGTTTTGCTAGTTTTTCGCTTTTGCTAAATAAAAACCTATCTAATAGTCCATTATCGGTATGATTACTTGCTAATCTAGTAAGGACTTCATCCTGTATAGTGCCTATAATATTTATAAATATGTTGTTTAGCCTAATAGTATCTTGAGTTTTACGATTAATAGTAAATGATCCGCAGTTAAACGATTCGAGTATAAATTCCTCGTCTGAGCCTTTTTTATTATACTTATTGAAATCATTAATTACGCCTTGCAATTCATCCTTGTAAAGTAAAACGCCTTTTTTATTAAAGTCGATTACCTGGCATAGTGCCTCAATAGTGAAATCGGTTACTATTTTTTGTTTAAACAATGGTTTTTTATTCTTTTCTTTATCATCTTTCGACAACTTATTAAAGTTTGCTATTTCTATTGAGTAGTTTTTAAAGTTTTCATCGTCTATTTTGTTTAGTGGTGTTAATACTTTTTTGACTGGATGCGATTTACTTGCACCCCTTGATCCTACAATAGCAAACCAAAATATAGGACTATCTAAATAGTCCTCTTTTACTTGTATTTTAAGGCTATTACCTATGCTTGTTGCGATGGTTGATAACATTGTACACGCTAGGTAATCTTTTGAGAATGATAGCGATTTACTAGCCTCTATGATGTAAGTTTGGTAATTCTTAGGCAATACATCAATAGGAAACTCAATATCTTCATGGTCCGTAATATCTAGGACCTCAATATTTGACGTTTTAGGCTTAGTATTGAATACCATCGGTTTTTGTGATTCTATTTCAATGTTATATTCCTTTGCCATACGTTTAATGACTTCCATTGTTTCAACCCAGTTGCACTTACATTTGTAGTAAACTATTTTAGTTGCTGTCAATATCCAGTTATGATCATGTTCGTTAATTCGTGAATGAAACGATGGAAAACCTGCAATAGATGAAGTAAAAAGTAATAGCTTGTTACTATTAAAATAAACCTTTGCTGAGTAATCAGCCTTTGAGCCTTTGCGAAGGTATTTTAAATGTTTGTCTTTGCTACGTTGTGATTTCTTAACCTCATACAAGTCAATGGAATTTAGCAAATATTCAAACGCTTTCTCATTGCAAAACCTATCAAAGTGCAAAGCTATTGATTCATATTCAATAGGGTAATCAATAACGATGTGATTTTCATAGTTGTAGGTGTCAACGTGCTTGTTAAATGATAATGAAATAGCGTTAACCATATCAAACTCGTCTTGAGTAAGTTCGTAAATTTCATCAAATGAACCATGTATAACCTCATATCCTGGTGTTGGCTCACAGAATGACAATAAACCGCCTGTATAGTTTGCAATAACTTCATTTCCTGATTCTGATTTAGCTAGTGTTTGCTTCTGTATTATCCCTCTAAACTTGCAATACACATGGTAACCTCCATTTCGTGTTTTTTCAATACATACTTTCGAAGTGAAATCGTCTAATACCGACGTTACAGCCTTTATCCATTTGTCGTAAATAGTTTTATCATCTGTATTTTTCAAGTCAAAATCAACCATGTAAAATGGTGGAAATAGTTTCAAGGCTATACCATTACATTCATTTATTTCATTTAGCCAAAGGTTAATAACTTCATCGGGATTACTACCAGCATGAATCATACCATGTTCTACATATTTAATTGCGTTTTTATTTTTTTCATCCCAAACAATAGGTATTGGTGAAAGTCCTGCACGTTGCAGGTCCTGGAATTTATTTAGATTCATATTATTTGAATTTTGGTTTTAAATCATTGATAGTAATCGTTCTAGTAGTATGGTCGGTGTATGCGTTTTTATCATATACAATATGATATGATTCGACTATTCTATAATCGTTTCTATCTTTGCATACTTGAGTAACAATATCTTGATATAAGTTCAATTTCAATAAATCAACAATATTATTATTTTTCTTTATGTCAAAAACTACTACTTTGCTTTCGTTTGAACAAATTAAATCGGGTATTCTAACAGAATATTTACCATCAATTTCCAAAGAAAAATACACTTGATCTGATACATTACTAAATAACTCATTGCAAATAGACTTCACTATAAATTCTTCCTTTTTAGATTGTTTTGATGCATTAACGCCTGTTTGAAACGTATTTGATTTCATATCAATAGCGTAACATTCTTGTCCATAAACTTCAAATAGAAACTCATATAGCACAGAAGCCATAATAAAAGTAATACCATAATGATTCCTAAAATCGTTTAAATATGTTTTAGACCAAATGTAATCATTGCAAAATTGATGAAATGATTGTAACTCTGTTACATCCTTATAATTATAGCTTGTATGTCTATAATCTTCATTTCTATAATCACTACAACCAACAAAATTAAAATTTTTAATGTACTTTAACTGAGCACCGCAAATGCAATAATGTGTACGTACATTGTTTTTAACATCGTTGATAATGTTATTGTTATCTATTGATAATGATATACTACTATCATATTGTTCTTTGTATTTATTATACTTTTTTTCAAGATGGATAAGGTAGTAATCCTCATGTTTACGAATTAAATCGTTAATGTTTTTTGCACAATAGTCAGCAGATAATTGTTTCTTTTCACTACCTGCACCATAAACCTTTTTTTTAAAGTTGGCTACTTCTTCAGCAGTCATAACTTTTATTTTTGATAGAACCATAAATAAAAAACCCTTCAAGAAGTCACCAGTGAGAGCCTACTTAGTAGGTGGCAACCCCTTGAAGGGCGTGTAAATTGTTATTGATTAGACGCCTCTCACAGCATCAATTAATTAAAGAACTACCGCAAATATACTACAACCTAATCAAAGTTCCAAGTATTTTTTTATCTAAATACTTATCCCTCTCATACTTTTTCTTACACTCGCTACAACGGCTATCTAATCCATCAAGCATTCCTTTCATCTTGTAAAACTCTCGTGACGCTTTAGGTTCAAGACATTGTTTGCATATTTTCAAAGTATTCATCAAGTTGTTTTAAAAAGGGATTAAAATGGCAATTGCGAATCGTCTGCACTTGGAGTACTGGGTGTTTGCGCCTGTTCCTGCTTATCAGCTACCTTAATAACCCCATCAGTCCAAAATACCTTACCATTGGCAAAATAGTACTTTGGTTGTTTTGCTTCACGTTGTTCCTTGCTTTGTTCGGCAAAGAATGAAACGTTTTGCCCAAATTGATTAGACTGCTCGGATATTGAAGCCGAGAATTTAAAGCCTTTTTCATTTTTTGATTTCGTAACTCTTACGATTTCTTCTAGTTTTTCTAGGGTAATGTAACCCGATAGTAATGCACTCATGTTGTTTGTGTGTTTTTATTTGTTTGTAAATGTAATTAATTTAGTTATCTTTGCCTCGTTCATCAGTTATTTAGTTTTGAGGCATCCGCAAGGGTGCTTTTTTTATTTACCGAGTGGGTAGTTGTCCAAATCAGGTTTAAACTTAGCATCTATCAACTTGCGTAGTTCGGTCTTATCGCCTTCGTATTCACGTTCGACATAGTGCGATACTTCAAGTAGTTGTTGGTAGTCTTGTGCGGATTCGATGCGTTGGGTGAGTTCGGTGTGTTGAGTATATAAATTGTGGTGGAAATGGAATAAAGTATAATCAGAATCTGAGACACTATCCCATACATAATCTCCCTCATCTGTACTTTCCCAACAGAACGCATCTTCTAGTATGTCTGTCGTTTTACTAAATCCTTTAGTACATTCTCTCTGACACTCCAACGCCCTTTGTTTGATAGATTCAGGTAATTGTGATATTAGTTTGCTCATTTTGTTTATTTTATTTTAGTTAAATTAATTAATTGTTCATCGGTTAATTGGGTGATGTAAAAGCTATCTTCTTTGCGCTTTTTAACGTACAATTTAGGCTTATCTAGTTCGCCATAGCATACTTGGATACTAGCCTTAGAATTAAGGTCAAATGATAGGTAAAAGCCGCCATAACCAGTTTGGTTAAATTCAACAGCATCATCCGTATCGTGCCGAGTGAATCCTAGTTTTATGTAATCGGAGTATTTCATTATATTTTTGGTTTATATTTTAGTGATGTAAAATTTTGCCTTTCAATAGTTAGTAATGAGTAATTACGTGCAGTTGTAGTTTCTGTTTGTATGTGGTTCTTAAACTTAATTATAGCATTTCTAACCGTTGTATGGTCTTGCGCTATTATAGACAACATTGCGCCTATTTTCTCCATGCTATACATTTTGACCGTATAGAAATAAAATGATGCCATGTGACGTGCCATTACTATTTCTTGTTTTCTTGTCTTAATAAATATATCATCAAGTTTAACATCGTATGTTGTAGCACATTCAGCAATGATAGCTAAATCATCATTATTCAAACCTTTTATGTGGTTTCTAATCGCTTGTTCTTGTTCTGTGTGTGTCATCATAGCTTTTAATTTGTTTTTAATTCAAGTTCATCTTTGCGTAATCGTACCAAGTCGTACGCCTCAGAACGTTGTTCTATAAACGGAAAAATGTAATCTATCCACTTGATGCACGTGTCAAGAGTTTCATGAGTTTCACAACTATTGATTACTGATTTTATTTTTTCGGGTATCATTGTTAGTTAAGTTTTAGTTGAGTTAATCCGCAAGTTAATTTTATAGCTTCTAAAATATCATTATAAGATTCATCAACATAGTATTCAGAACCATCGCCTAAATCTACAACGCATTTATTTTTAGTAGATATATAAACCCCTTTTATTTTACCTATTTGAACCAAACATTTTGTGCCTGTTCCTATTGTTAATTCAATAAATTGTAATTGCATCTTATTTAAGTTTTAATGTGTTATAATAATTTCTAGCCTTCTCTATTTGACCTTTCAACTTCTCAATAACCGCCTCATCATAAGTAAACTCGAATATTTTAACTCTATCCGCTTTCGGTATTTCATTAATCAAGTCGTTGTTGCGTTGTATCTGTTGACACTCTGCAATGTAGTCAAGATTATCGTAGTTTCCACCATAAGCATAAGATAGCTTCTGCATTTGGCTTGATATGATGTCTTGAGGCGTAGGTACTAAGCAATAGATTAAACGATAACTATGCACCCCTGTAAGCCACATATAACATTGCGCTTGCACCTTGTACATCGTAGTTGGTTCGGCATTGAAGTACGTTTTTAAGTTCCATGACGTTTTTATATCCTCTACGCAGTCGGTTAATACGATGTCGGGAGTACCGACTATGTAATCGTTTTCTAACTTAGTAGCAAATCTTGAACGAAACGCACCGCCTAGAACTTCCTGCACCAACTCCATGCTATCTTGCTCACACGTATTACCTTTATCCATGTAGTCATTTTTAATGCTTTCACGAAACCCATAAGTATTGTATAACCATAAATCTTCTACAAATGTCTTAGCTGTGTCGGATAGCTTGCCCGCTTCTTTGTCGGTCTTTAGTTTTGGTTCAGTTAGCAATGCACCTGCACCGCTACAACGTATAAGTATTTTATTTGTTCCCATTGATTAATTCTTTTTTTGATTCATAAATAGTTACCAAGTTATATTTACCTACCAAATCATAAACTTGTAATAGTTCATCTTCGGTTTTGCATTGTAGTATATGCTTTGTAACTCTTTCTTTCTCTTTGGTGTTGTGGGTTTCTTCGGCTGATTCAGTATTAACCGATATTTCTCTAAATTCATCTTTGCCATAAATATCGCTAGCAATTCCAATATCGGCAGCGCATTTCTTTAGTGCATCGGTAGCAGCAGCCTTGTAGTCATTACCTAAGTTCAATGGGTCTTGTGTGCCACGTTTATACATGATTTCTTTGCATCCAAATTGCGTCTTAACAATAGCACGACCATTAACACGACAAGTTAATTTACCTTTTACAATTACTTGATTTGCTTGTACTGATTCACTCAATACTTCAAAATCCCAGTCCCAACCAAACATAAGATTTAATACTTTGCGGATATAACCACCGCTTACATAAGTCCAAGCGCCACCGCCTTTGGCAGGTCTAGTTCTAACAAACTTATCAGGTGTGCGTTTCATTAATAATGCTAGTTGGTTAGCATTTAGCGAATTATCTTGTACTAATGATAATTCTTTGGCTTCAATTTTTACTAGTTCTTTGCTCATGTTATTTTTTAGTTTAAGTTTAAAAAGTTTGGCGTTTATTAAGGAGTATTTCGCCACCCACTCACTTTTTTACTTATCCAAATGAGCAAATAAACATTGTTCTTCTTCGCTATCCAATTCCTTGTCTAAGAATACTTTGTCGAATACCATAGTATGATGCTCAATACTAGCCTCGTCAAATGCGAAGTCGCAAAAGGTTTCAAATCTATGCTTGTCGATGTGTTCATCCATGTTACTCATTCGGCTACATGATGCGAAGTAAAATAGCAATTCCCATGATATTGCGTTCGTGTATTCATTCTCGTTTAGGAATACCGATAGTTTGATAAATTGTTCTTTGTTCATTGTTATTTGTTTTAATTGTTTAAGCAAATGTATAAACAAGTTTTGATATAAACTAATTTATTTTAAAGTTTTTTTTATTTGATTATAAGTTATTTGTTCACCTTTGATATCCCATACTAAAATAGAGCCTTTTACCACCGCTTTAATTAACTTAAATTCATCTTTAGGCATTAAGTAATAAGGCTTCTTAAATTCATATTCTTTATTTTTAACTCGTATTGTAATCATTTGAATATCAATAGCTTATAAGTATTAGTTGGTTCTAGCGAGTAGTTACCAGCAATGCCAGAACCGACACCGCTAAAACAACCGTAATTGTGATTTAAAGTCATTAAAACGCTTTTCTTGTTTCTCATAATATTCTTTGTCAATTTCAAATCCTACAAAGTTAAACCCACCTTTATACGCTGCAATCCTACTGCTTCCACTTCCTAAATGGGTGTCTAAAATCAAATCGCCTTCTTTGGCATAATTTTGTAAAATCCAGTCGTAAAGCGGTATTGGTTTTTGTGTTGGATGTACTTTGTCAACTTGGTTATGTTTGTGTATTGAGTAGGTAAATAGCTTTGCGGGTTTCTTCAATCCCATACTTACCCAAGCATATTCTAAAGTAGCAAAGTTTGGCATTGCTTGTTGTTTATTCCAACACAAAAAATACTCACTTGGTGGTAGTTCAAAATTATTAGCACCCCAAACAATTTGATTTTTAGATACACGAAACAACTCACTCCAATATTCATCGCTTGGCTTATCATTGTTCACAGTTTCCATTCTTTGAAATCTTTTAGCGTGAACATCTTTACTGCTTGGTGTGGTTGTTACGTTTTTAAACCTTTCAATCCCATAAGGCGGGTCAACTATTGCCAAATCAAAATGGTTATCTGCATAGCGTTTTAATGCTGTTACACAATCTTCCAAATACACCTCCGACAAAGGCACTGCTGGTAACACGTGCTTTGCAAAAGCGGGGGTTTCCGTTTTCAAAGGAACATTTTCGTTAAATATATCATTCATCTTTCTAATTAAATTTAGTGGTTAAAAGCCCCGCCTTCGCAAAGCACCATACGTTAGCCGCAATACTAAGAACACCTCCGTAAAGCGACATTGTAATAATTCTCATCTTTCTCTACTCCGATAAAGTTTCTATTTGTGTTTTTACAAGCTACACCAGTTGAGCCGCTTCCCATAGTTAAATCCACTACTAAATCATTTTCGTTGCTGAAAGTTTTTATTAAATCTTCCAATAACAAAACAGGCTTTTGCGTTGGGTGTAGACCTGTAAAATCTTTTTCATATTCTAAAATATTACTTTTAAATTTACCGCCTTCCCATAAATTAAAAGTAGATGCAAACTGATTTTTAAATTTATCGTCTATCTTTTTTAATTCCGAAAAACATTTAAACCCTTGCATCTTATCAATTCCAAATACCTCTATTAATTCTAAGTATGTTATTTCGGTACATAACCCGTATTGAGTGCTATCAATATAAAATGTATGTTCGGCTCTCCTGTGTCCTAATTTATTGTTTATTTGTTTCAAATTTAATCCTATAAAATCCATTACATTTTTAAAGTATGGTCTAAGTGGGTGCATCGCTTCTGTTTCGTGTACTTTACTAAAAATCAAAATATCTTCAACATAAGAAACAGGTGCTTTATTAACTAATAAGCAATTTGCAAAATGTTTTTTATCCCAGTACATATTATAATTGTGTGGCAAGTTTGGAATTTGTCCATTTATTAATTCGGTAGTAAATGGTTGATTAGCAAATAATATCATTTTACCATTTTTACGGAGTATTCTGTTTGCAATCTCCATTATTTTATTTACAGGAATAACATTATCCCAATCACTATTTGATAGCCTTTTATATTTTTCAATATCTCCACCAAGACCTTTTATAGTTCCATAAGGCAAATCAGTCAATATTAAATCAACCGAACCGCTTTCTATTGTATCGCTTTCAATTAAGCAATCCCCGAATAACAAAGTACTGCGGCTAACAGCACCTATACAAAAGGCGGGGTTTAGTGGTTCAATCATATTTTCGTTTTCAAATAAAGTTTTCTGCATCATATTAAATTTTCGTTTTTAAATCCCGCCCTTCGTATAGCTGCAAAACGTTAGCTATTCCACTCCGCTAATTTCTTATTTACATCAGTTAATGTCTTTGGGTCGCACGTTTCACGCTCTAACAAATTGCTTAATGTCAAACGATGCACACCTAAGTATTCAGCAGTTGCGGTTTTAGTTAATTTTGCCTTTACTAACTTGCGAAGTGCTTGTTTAGTTTCTTTTGGGATTCGTATTGATTTTTCTGCCATGCCACAAAAATATGTATAAACTTTTGTATATGCAAACATTTTATTATTTAATTTAAAAAACCCGCAAAGTAGACACTAAGCAGGGTAAAATTAAACTAACTATGAATAAAAGAGTTAAGCCTCGTTGGTAGACAACTTGCCACCACTTGCATAATGATATTTTATACAAGATTCAGGCATTGCAATTTTATAAATCGGTCTATTGATACTATGGATTCTTGACTTCGATATTTCAGCAATACTTACTTTGTCACCTTGATTTCCACCAAGCACAAAGTATGTTGTTGCTGATTCCCCAACATACAACCCAACATGACCACCTCCATTACGTGAAAATACCAATATATCGCCTAATACAGCCTCTTTAACGACTTGACCGAACTTATCCCATGCCTTCGCCCTCAAAGGCTCTTTAACCACCTCCCAATTAGCACGTTGGGCAACAACCGCCATAAACAAACCGCACCACGGAATAGAATCAGCATTATACCAATCATCCTCTTTAGTATTCGTTTCTTTTGCCCAATTCACAATAATAGGATTAGATTTTGTTCCTGGCGTTTCTAGCGTTCCAAGCAATGCCATTGCTTCACGAACTATGCGAGGTGGTGTTATTGTGCGTAATGTGTTTAGTATTGCTTTCATTCTAATTCAGATAAAAAGATTATAAATTGGTTATTGTTGTGCAAGTTTTTAAGTTCAACTTTTAGATCGCCTTTGTAGTCGAATACTCTAAGCACTCGGTGTGACATCCCATTGTAATTTATAAGTTTCCCTGCGATTATTGTGGTCATAAATTATATTTTTACAAATTTACTTAATACACTTGCAATCCTAGCTATAAACCTCGCTATCTTACCGCCTTTTGTAGTTGGTTGAGTTGCGGTGTATTCGTCTAAGGCTACTTGTAACGCTTTGATAATAAACTCTTTTTTATTAGGTGCATCGTTTAGTATCGAATGCGACCATGCGTTATTGAAATAGTTTCTATCTTGTGGGAGTTGGTTAAGGATATGCTTAATATCAGCATCCGTTTTGAGTTGCATGTATGTCATATTATTTAGTTTTTAGTCACACAAATCTAATACGAATATTTTATATTACAAAAAAAACCTAACATTTAAGTTAGGTTGTGACTGATACACATAGTGAATCTAAACGTCATTTTAATATACTGCAAAGATAGTATATATTTGCCCAATGAATAAGCCTGCTAGAATATTTAATGGTAATGTCAATATAAACACAACTAACTTTATGAACGTTGATAAAATAATAACAGAAGAACAATATTTACTAGCACTTGCTGAAAAAATCCGCATTGAGAAATACCTAGAACACTTGACAGCTATAACTCGTGCGTACAATTACCAAAACTATAACTCGCCAAATGTGGGTAAAAAAGTATAGATTTGGCAACTTATAAATTCCGAAGTATAGTTCGTATTTGTTGCCAAATATGGCTAAATATGCTATAAAATAGCCTAAAACCTTATTATAGTTCGTATTTAATATCGTTATTTTATACCCTATCACACACGTAAGATAAAATTAGACTATTTCGTACCCAATAGCATATAAAATAGCTAAATATTATCGCCTTATATTTAATTGCATATAAAAAAAGCTCCCAGTAGGAGCAGGTCTATACTAAATATAATATAGAGTTGTCAAAAAAACTAATGTAGCATCAGCACTCCTGCTCTGATCCCTTTATTATTTAATGTGTAGTTCGAGCTTCTACATTGCAGTTTTTCACATTAGCCAATATTGCAAATATACAACTTTTCTATTCTAAATTCACCAATAATTCATCGATGTCAGCCAAACATTCATAAATTAAATCCGTTGTATCGTCTTTTAAACACCGCCTAATTCGTTCTTTAATAGTGTGTAGTCGTGGCAATAAATCCATTGCCGAAAGCATTAAGATAGCTTCTTTTTCATCGCATTCGATTTGTACTTTCATATTTACAAGGTTTAAATATTATTTGATAAATCCCCATCACCAACGCCCCAAACATTGCACAATATAATACCATAAGCGTGATACCCATGTACGAATAATCTCGTAACTTACTATCGAAAGTATTAGTTCCCATAGTTTCATAGTTTAGACTTTGTTTCAGATGGTGTTTTTGTTCTAAATCTATCTTGTTGAGTTTCATAATACCAAATATGGATAAGCGGAAAATTCCTAACTATATTATCTTCAAATAATAAAGCTAAAGTATTGCCTTCTAAAAAATGGCTTAAAACTCCCTCATAATAAATTGGAGTTGTTGTGTCTTTTAATTTAATTTTTACATTCATTTTATTTTGTTTTAATTATTATTTTAGTTTTATTTCTTTGCCTTTTTGTGTTAAAATTACTTTGTCCCCTTTGCGTTCAATAAGTTTTAAATCTTCTAACCGAAATATCGTTGCCCAACTAATGTTTTTATCCAGTATGTAGCACCTACCTTCTAACCCACTTTCGTAGTGACATACAACCTTTGCTTGCAGTTGCTTGATTAATTCGGTTTGGACTTTGCTTAGTTTCATGGTAAGGTTATAGGTTTACTTTTTATCTTATTTTGTCAGTCTATACGCTTAGAATAAATGCGTAATTCTGCAACACTGACCATGTAATTTATGATGAAGGAATGCCTCGATAGCTTTTGGGGAATGGATAAATCCGTTTTTCGCATGCCATGAATCCGCCCCACTCGGGCTTCTCAACGATTCGACACAAACACCCATATAATCCTTTGCAACCTTATGATGCACATGATGAGTATATATGTACTTATGTTTGCATGCACTCCAACTATCCGCCTCGTGTGCCATTAACATAGGCAAATCAGCTACTTTAGCGCCATCGCCATGACAAGTGCTAATTAAATTATTAAAGTAGGTAAAGTATTTACGATGCCTCATATCAACGTTGAAAGTTATGTTTTTGCATTTCGCAAATTGAGCCTCAATAGTTTGACATAAAAAAAACCCATGTACATAGTCATGATTTGAAGGGTTATAAACGAACTCAACATCAGCGACACCGAGTAAAATAGTTAGTATATCAACATACAATTTACGTGCAGTTCGGTAATTATCATACCACATAGCATCCGTATCTTGCTTAGTTCCACTTGTGGTTTCATTACGTGGACTATCAACGTGCAATATATCGTTTCCTGCCACAAAAAGTATCTTATCAATGTGATACCCTTGACACTTCTGTAATATACCTCTTACGCCCTCTAAAACACGTTGTACCGCTATCTGACTATTGTAATCTTCTCCGGTTTCGAATGATGAGCAAAGTTTACCAATATGAATGTCGGCAGGGTCAACAACAAGCAAATAACTATCTTTATTTTCTATTCGTTTCGGTGCTTTTATTACCACCGCTTCTTTTCGTATATCTTCTAATATTAAATCCTTGAGTGTTTCAAATTCTTTTAGTTGCGGTTCTTGATAGTTAGGATTTTTTATAAACAAAGAAGCACCATTGTCTTTCATCCAAAGGTGCTTTACATCTCTATTCTCAATGTCTAATCTATCAGTGGCTTCATAAACTCCTTGATAATCACTTTCTATTCTATGCTTATTTCGGTCAATGTACTTACGAAAAGCGTGTACTTTCTTATTCTTATTTCTTGAATCGGTGGTGTTAAGCAGTTTAGCAACTATTTCAGTTGAGGATAAGCCTTCTCCTAAAAGTTGTTTTATTTGAACGTAATAATCCCTAAAGTTATATTGCATGGTTATAATTTACATTTACCTACAATATAGGTTCTATTTTTTCTTTTCCGTAATTTTTATATTCAGGATTAAACCAATTGATAATAATAGGCAAATTAGCAATTAAACCAGCCGTTAATAGTTTCTTTGCTAGTTCAATATCCATTGTAAACAAGTCGTGACCTGCTGACAATTCAGTCAACCACATAGTTAGTACAATAGATGCAAACCCTTTAATAAACGTGCCTAATGGCGTTGCAAGTAATTTTTTCATAGTATATAATAATTAAAAATTAATGATACGATTTCGAGTACAAATAGAATCAAACCCCAACGGAATATCCATAACACATTGTAAAACGTAGGTTTGTGAATCTTGCAATATCTGTATAGAATTTTCCAATTCTTCATTGACTTCTTTTTGTTTTTCATTACATACCTTTTCAAGTGAATCGATTATATTTGTTTGTATGTTTACATTAGGCAGTTTGTTCATCTGACTTTTTTCCAATTCGTAATCAGTAAACATTAAGAAAAATGCTGTGACAAATATTGAGATTATATGTATAATAGTTAATTTCATTTCTTTGGCAATATTTGTTTGATTGACAATTTAATTCTATTAGCTTCACGAAGTAACGAATCTGTTTTTTTAATCTCATTCGTCAAAGCGTCTATCTTAGTGTTAACATACACCACACTTAATGAATCGTACTTAGCCTTCCATTGATTTCGCTCGTCAATAAAGACTTGCTGCTGCGCTAGATTTTGCTTGTATAAGTAACCTGATACGGGTATAAATAAGAATATCAACAATAGCAATATAACTAGCGTTCTATCGCTCAAAGGTAGCCTAAGCCATTCTTTTATTATTTGCCATGCTGTCTGCATTATAATTATCTATTTTTTAAATTTATAAAGTATTTGAAAATTATGCGACACATTCGTAGTTGTAAACGAATATGTTATTATATATTTTTTGTGATCTAAACCAAAAGCAGGTGCAAAATCCATTCGTGACCATTGAATAAAATTAGGCCGTTGTTTATGCGCTAAACGATAATTTACACCCATGCAAAAGTCAAACTTCTTAGGCTTAGCTAAGGTTGTTAATGATAGTAATATGAGTAGTAAAGTTCTCAATAGATTAATGTATATGTTGTGTGAAAGCCTACGTTATAAGTCACTGAAGCCAATATAAAATCCTTAGCGTATTTCTTCCAATTACGTTTGCCACTACCGATAGTAATAACACCGCCTAACATTAGCGTTTTATGTAGTGTATTCGTCAAATGTGCGCCATCGGTAGTCCATACCATTGCAGTAGTAGCTAATGGTACTTTACTATTGTATTTGTTTTTATAGCTTTGTTGCCATCGCCAAAATTGGTCATTTGCGCTAGGGTGAACTGCCTTAAATTGTGGGTAATGCCATAGCAATGTTTCTCTTAATCCGTATGTTGCACCTGCTAAATAAATGCTAGAATAGCCTATGACTTTCGATAGCTTAGGCTTTGCGGTTACCATGAATGGTAGTAATAATATGAGAAGTATTTTATTCAATGGTAATTTCTATTGGTGTTCCTAATATTTCAGTCCATTCACTAAATTGAATGTAGTAGTTGCATTCAAACTCAATAAATGAATCAATAGTAAATTGAGTTAACCCTCCCTCAACTGGTAAGCCATGATGTTCGTTCAATGTCTTAACAGCATCATCAACTTCTTCTATTGTATATCTGAATCCTAACATCTTAGTAAATATTAAAGCGTGAATTAACGTTTGTTTTTATCGTTGTAATACTTGGTTGAATGTCGTATATAACCAACTCTTGAAACTCTTGTGTTGGTCCTGTAATAACTCGTAAATCACTACTTGATGCCGAACTTGATACACTCGCTGTATTGGTATTGTTTTTGATTTCAGCACCATTATTAAAACACATTGCGCTTCTATTCGCTGCGGTTGCATTATTAGCATCTATCTTGTCAAATATCAACATTTGGCTACCTGTTGTAGTTGTAGATGTTGCCGATGTATTATTTACTGAAAAAGCAACACCACCACCATTCCCGATAAGTGAATTTAATCTGTTACCCGAATTTTCTCCAAACCAATAACCAATACTTGACGTTGCGGATGTTGTCATAGTTCTAAGCAATGGAGTATTTGCAGATATAGTTTTTGTTATGCCATAAACCAAACTATCCGTTCCATCATGTAAAAATTTGAACGTATTCGTAGAACTTGGAACGGTTAAAAAGTCTGTTGATAAACTTCTAAATGCTACTCGTGAATTTGTAGTCAATAATACCCCAGATGTCACTATTGCTAATTGATCACTTGGCGTTGTCTGTGTTAAATGATTTCCTTGTCCGCTTTGGTCGTATATTTTAACTATAAATCCACTTTGCGCTCCACCACCTGCAACACAGAACGCTACTAATGCGCTCGTATCTAAAATACCTGCTGTCGTTACTCCGAAATCGAACTCCGAACTATCACCGCTACGTCTTACACGAACCAATGGACTACCATAATAAGCACCTCGTAAAAGGTATGATGAATAAGCACCTTTGGCGTTTCCTGTAATGTCAAGGATAGTCGCTAAAATCGAACTACCTGCACTCGTAGCACTTGCTGAACCTGCTAATGTAGTAGCTGTAACTTCGCATGTTATATTTTGACCTGCATCTGCTTGGACTAATGTATATGTTGATGCTGTTTCGGCTACGATATTACTCCCATTGCGCTTCCATTGATAGCTGTATGTTATTGCGCCTACTGCACCCCATACCCCATCGTCAGTTGTTAGTACTTGACCGACTATTAGAACTCCACTTATTATGGGTAGTGTTTTAGATATTGGAACTGTTGCAATAAGTATTTGATTACTCGTAGCAGGTAAACTAGCGCCATCTGAATCTATTGCAATTACTTTACAAGTTAAATTAGTATCAACGTCATCAATAGTTATAACGTACCCATCAAAAATTGCACCTACTATCTCAACGCCATCTCTATACCATTGATACTCATAGCTTATTATTCCTGTATCGCTTGTCCATGTTCCGTTGTCTGAAACACCAACATCACCACCTATTACTATTTCTCCAAATACATCTATCGTAGGTGGTACTACATTTACTGGTACGTTACCATCATTAGAAATAGTTACCTGGTTCCAGGTTACTCCATTAAAAGAATAAAGTTTTCTTGTAGATGTATCTATTCCTAATTTATTAATGGTAATACCGCTAGTTGGAAATAAAGCAACATTACTACCAATATATAATGAAGAATTACTCAATGCTGTAAGCTCTGCTTGCAAATCAAAAATAAGTTGATCAAGCATATTAATAACTTGATTTACATTATTAGATGTTGCAAAATAAGGAACTCCTTTTATATGCTTTGATTGATAATTCATTAAGAAAGAAGTTTATAAAATTCTTTAAATTCTTTAATGCGTGCACTTAAACCAATTGTACCTCCATTTACTCTTTTAGTAACTTTAGTAACTACATCATCTGATGAACCTAAGTCACATATAGACCAAAGTTTATTTGAATTAAAAAAGAAAGCAGCTGATGCTAAAGGATATTTAGTTGCTACTAAATCTGGATTTGCAAGTATGTTATCTTCTACTGTTGCATCAAATAATGTATAATTTGATTTACCGGTTAATTGGATATATCCTCTACCTCTATGTTTCCAACCATCACCTGATGATTCAGGACCATTACCCATTCTAGAAGCATATACTTTATTTGCAAT